AAATACTGCAAAAGATAAAAGAATCAGCTAAACTAACTGATTATGAATTATCTGAATATGGTATTCAGTTTGTTGAAACAGTCAATAACTACTACATTGATTTTCTAAGAGGCACACACGGATTTGAAAGTGTAAGAGGTGAAGATGTTATTAGACAACTAAACCTTAGAATACAAGAGATTGAACCTGGTGTCTTGTCTTTTCTTCCTGATTCTCTCAGAGGTGATATCAAGATTATCAATCAAAACTTAAAAACTTTGGGTCAAGATCCGCTTAAAGCTTCTCGTGTTATTGACACAGTTAATGAAGTTGAGCGTCAAGCGCCTGGTTTGTATTCAAGAATATTTGGAGATCTTGGTTCATTAGTAGGATCTCTTCATAAGAATATTGCTGAAGGTATGTTGGCTGGTAAGGTCATTCCAAATGTCACATATCTTTCAGAAAACATCTTTACTGCACCTCTAATCGCTGCTGTCACAAATCCTCAGTATATTGGTGCAGTTCTAAAGAATGTTCCACTTATGGCACTGAGAACTACAACAGGTCAGACAGGTTTAGGATATGGTAGATTTGGTGCTTACGCTTCAGATCTGTATGAACCTGCTCTCAGATATCCAAATAAGATAGCATTTGTCACACCACAGGGTGAGCAGATTACTAACCTTAGATTATGGGAACTTTTTACCCAGGCAAGAATTGGTGCTGGTCAAGCTGAAACTGTGCTTCAACCTCGATCTGTTGCTCAACTTAAACAACTGGCACAGATTTTAGGTGCTGAAAGTGAATTGATGGCAGAAGCAAGTCGTCGTTTTAAAGATTTTGCACCATCTGCAATTGCTTCAGTTCCTATGACAGTTGCTCAGAATGTTGATATGGGATTCAGACAGGCACTGTTCAAAGAAGCACTTAAGAGAGGTAAGACACCTGAAGAAGCAGCAACTATTGCTCGTGAGACATTGCTTGATTATTCTCTTCTGGATAGAATAGCACCTGGTGAGATCAGTGCTATAAGAAAAGGATTTATGTTCCTCAGCTTTTATTTCTCAATGTCAGCTTCAATTCTTAAGGCAACAACAAGAGGTGAAACAGCAGAGAATATTCTAAGAATGGCAAGATTTCATAACGATATGGCTAAATACAGTGGTGTTTATGCACCTGGTCAATCAGAACTTGAAGCACTTTTTGTTGATCAACAACAAACAATTGGTGATAAACCTGCAACTTACACCTACTTCAGAGATCCAATTTTTGGCACAATATTTACGATGGCAAGTCAAGTTGAGAACTTGACTTACTTCCTCAGAGAAGGTGTCACTTTTGAAGACGCATTCCTATCTCAGTTTGAAGAACTTGGTTATTCACCTTATATTGGATTCATAAAAGATCTTGTTGGTGTATATGATAAGTCATTCGTTCCTGCTCGACAAATTGTCTTGGCAAAGAACTTAGGAATGTGGGAAAGAGCTCAATCAACTTTTGACATCGAAGAAGTGCCTCTCGAAAAGATGAGAAGTGGAGAACCTACATTTGATGGTAAGCAGTATCGCTTTAGAACTGAGGGAGGCAAAAAGAAATACATCTCATTTATGTTTGCTCTTACCATAGCAGGATGGAATAGAACACTGAATGATTACACCAATGCTTTAGTCGCAAGCGGTGCTGCTCCTGAAGGTTCTTATCTTGCACGATACTATCCAAACAATCCTCAGTTCGAAGGTGTTCAGGCACCTGAAGGGCTTGACTTTAAACAAGGCCTGCTCTATATGATTGTAAGAAAGAGAGCAGTTAAACCACCAACACAACTTGAAGCTTATGATAGACAGATCCAAACAGAACTTAGAAAACTGAAAGATCTACAACTTGAACAAGTCGAAGATTGATATCAAATAGAACTACATATTTACAAACACCAGGAGGAGAAGACAATGCTCAAGAAAACCAAAAAAGGTTACTATGCTGCCTCATCAAAAGGGCGGAAACTTTCAAAGAAACCTAAATCAAAGAAGGCAGCACTTAAACAAATTGCTGCAGTCGAAATCTCTAAAATGAAAAAGCTTAAGAAGAAATAACTTTAACAACGAAGAAGGAGAAGAAAAATGGCTAAAGTTGGATCATTCATTCATAACAGCGCTCACGCTGTCAATATCGCAGCTACTAACGCTTATGCTGCTGCACGCAGTCATCAGCTCACTAACCTGGGAGGAAGCGGAAATAAAGCTTACTTCCTTAGAACGCTTTACATCAAGCTTGATACACTTGCAGGTTTGAGCGCTTCACCTACCCTCACAGTTCGTCTATGCCGTGATACAACTGGTAATGACACAGTCGTTGGTGATGTGACAGCATCTATCTCTCTCGGTGTGACAACCGCTACTGAAGGTGCAGTCACTGTTGCAATTGACTTTGCCTATCTTCACAATGGTGTCACAGGTGCAGTAGTCAATGACCTCCACCTCTTCTGGAAACTTGACCAGGGAACTGCAAATGTTCGCAGAATTGAACTGACCACGGAGGAATAATATGCCCTCATCAAATAATGCCTCAGCAGGAATGGGGAATACACTAACAAAGTCAAACAATGTCAGTTCTGCTCCTGATATTGTCAGTGTTGGTTCTTCAGCACCTTATATGCGTTCATTAGGTGACCTGAACGGTGGTGGATACACATTCAGCGACACTGCAGGTGTGGCTCTCAGTTCGTATTCATACAACAGTGGAACTGATACACACACATTTAACCTGAATACAATCGGTGTCGCAAACGAGACATATTCACTTCTCAGTGGTGCAAATTTTACATCACCTAAGTGGAGAGCACCTCTAACATATGCTGATGGGACACCAGTTCTTATCGGTGATGCTTTCTCACTTGATGTGAGAATGGATAATATGTCAGTAGGGCTTGCTCGTCAGTATGCGATTGTAGTAGCAGTTGTTGAATCAGCTTCTTCAACTGTCATCGGCACACTGCATCCCAGTGGTATCTACGCTCTAACAACTACAGTTGGAACACCTGGTATGGGCGTCATTGCTGACAACCTTGGTGCGGCTGCAACGGTTGCGAGCTTTGTCTCAGGAGCTGGAACAACCGTATTCAGCGGTGGAACTGCTCTCAACACAGCTGTTAAGGCAGGTGGTGCAGTTGCAGTAAGAAGTGCGACATCTGTCGCTTCTAACATAAGAGCAGATGGTGCTACTTGGACAGGTGCAATGAGCACACAACTTGCACTGGCAGTAATGGTTTCAACTAACGGAACTGTCACGACAACTGGTGGGCAATTCGATGTCCGTATCAAATACGGTGTGGCTAAACTAAGCTAAGGAGATTACTATGCAGATTGACACTTGTTTCAAAGGTTTGTTTCAAACATCACCTGAAGTTTATGAAGAAGGTTGGGCCATTCAAGTAGTTTTAAGTGACGAAGAAGTCGCACAAATTACTGCTGCTTATGACCCTGCCTCTTCAACATCACCTTCAGTGACTGTTTGTCGTCCTATTGTCAGAGCTATTTTGGATGCAATCATCGCTAAGGAAAGTTGATGACTTATCGTAGCCCTCTGAAATCGACATCGGCTGTAAGATCGATTCAGTCGGCTATTGGTGGTCATCCAATGAGCGGCTTACCAAATGAGACAGTTGAGCAAGTTGTTTCACAAGATACTGAACAGATAACTGCACTTCAAGCACAAATCTCTTCTCTACAATCTCAGTTAGCTGCTGCTCAAGCGTCACTGGCACAAGCTCAAGCAGCATTAGCTGTTGCTCAGGCACAAATTGTTGCTGACGCTCAAACCATTGCAACCTTGCAAGCACAGGTGACAGCTCTCCAGGCACAAGTTGCAGCACTTCAGGCTCAATTAGCAGCATATACTTTGTATGAGACATATTTTGCAGGTGCTGTCACACTTGTTGGAGGAGGAATCTATGTTCCGCCTGCATATGACAACCCTGTTATCAATGTAAGTAATTCAATAATACCGCCAAGAATCACAAAACAAGTCACAATAGTCGGGGGAGGGTATCCATAATGCCTAATATCTACAGCACCTGTAATTGGAATATGACAGCAGCACAGCTCGTCACACCTACATCTTCAGCGTTATCAACAATAAATGCTATTCAGGCTGCAATCACAGCATCAACACATTGGATGGTCAATTCAACTGGAACTACAACAACAGGATATAAGTATGTTGAAGTAAAGCCAAGCAATCCAAATTCTATTTATAAAGATTATAGAATCTTATTTGTTGAGCGTGTGAATACCAGCACGAATAAGAACTTTGCTGGAACAACACCTTTTAACAGTGCAACAGCAGTTCCTGTCTATTTTGCACCTGATGGTGGTAGTAGTTGGAGCACATTCACACCTGCTAATATTGACACAGCAAATCCACCTTATGTTGGCTCAAGATACAGATGGGGAACAAGCACAGCAACATCATATCAATGGACAGGTATTTATGGTGCTTGGACAGCAATATGGCTATATGAATGTGAAGGTGGGCTCTGGTTAATAAATCGCTCAGGTGTGACTTCACATCAAATAATGGCAATAGGAAGTGTATTTGTTCCATCAAGAGCATCTCTTACTGACTTTAATGAAGCGGGAACTGAGGTGGGATTGCCTGGTGTATGGACAACTACAGGATTAGCAGCAGCTTCTATCGTAGGTTCGAGCATAATTCCTGCTGCATCAACTACTTATATCTGGTATCAAACAGCAACAGGTTCTCCTCCAACAAAGAGCACACTTCAAGGCACAGGTTCAGCTACAATGAGAGGTTTAAACAATGCAACTTCTCTAAACACTGGAAATAAAGCATACTATACATCTGAAGCAGGATTGATAGCATCACCAATACAGTTTTACTTTGAAGTTAGTTCAACAGCTAATGCAGGTAATAGTGCTTTCGTCTTACGAGGTGTGTATTTAATGACTAATATGCAGACACGAACTACTATTCAGACAGGTTCTCCTGCTACTACTATTGGATACACATTCTTTCCTGATGATACAACATCAGCATCAACATCATTTGCACTGGCATTTATGAATACACCGTGAGGTTCATATGAAAGTAAAGTTTATTATCAGTGATTTAGACAGTTCAACAGTCGATTGGATACTTCTCTATGAACCTGAGAAGTCAGTTCCCTTTACTACAATTCAGGGCACTGAACACATATGGAACTGGGATTTTGTTAGTGGTAATTTGCTGAAGGATGGTGTTCCCATACTTGGGTCAGAAGGATACAGCATAGTTATTGAGAATGTCTTGGAGGTTTGAAATGAATGAGGCACAAATCTTAGAACTTATTCTTAATGCTGTCAGTGGCCCTGCAAGCGGTGTTGCAGTTGCTCTGCTCTGTCTTGTTGGATTCGGATGGTTCCTAATAAAGCATCTACTACCTCAGCAAGAAAAACAGTTAGATAAAGTTCTTGCTTCACACGATGCTGATAGAAAGACATTTGAGAAGAGCGTTAATTCTATGTCAAGGCGTTTAGATAGAATTGAAGAAGATGTGACATACATCAAAGGTAAGATCTAATGGCAGTCAAAAAACCTAAAGGTAAAAAGTTTGTGAAGGTTGTGACAAATCCTAAAACTGGTAGAAAGCGTCGTATCGGATACGGAGCACCCGGTTTTAAGATTGCACCTGGAACAAAGAAAGGTGACAGCTACTGCGCTCGTTCAGCAGGTATAAAGGCTGAGATGCTGAAGAAGGGAGGTGCTTCTGCAAAGAAAGCACGAGATCCTAATTCACCTAATAATCTCAGTCGAAAGAAATGGCGTTGTCAAGGTAAAAAGAGCAGGAGATAAAGATGGCAACTACCAGCGACATTAAGGCTTCTACCCTTGAGATTAAGGGCACTAAGAGACGAAAGAGAAAACCTCTACCCAAGCAATATAAGGCACCTCCAGGTTCAGCCCGTGAAAAGGCACTGAGAAGAGCGTCTATGCTCTACAAGAAGGGCAAGAAAGCTCAAGCATTTAAACTAAGAGACAAGATGGAGAAAGCAAATGCCCGTAAAAAGAAAACCCGCTAAGAAGCGGGTCAATTATGCAGCGATGGCTAAGAAGTATAGAACTACACCTGATAAGGTGCGTAAGATCTATGCTCGTGGTTTAGCAGCATATGCAAGCAGTGGAAGTCGTCCTGGTGTGTCATCACACGCTTGGGCAGCAGCCCGTGTTCGTTCAGCATTTACTGGTGGCAAAGCTGCTAAAGTAGATAGAGCGATTATCAAGGGCAAGAAGATTGTTAAGAAGAAGTAGATAAAGGAAAGGCGCCTTTCGGCGCCTGTCACACTTAGATAAAGGATTTAAACATGTCATATAGGAAACTAAGTGTGTCCTGAAATAAATATACTGTTAAGTTAGAAAGTTTTCAACTATTTTATCTTTGTTAAACTTTTTACTTCTTACATCTGGCTTATTCCAAACACCTAATCTGTCAGGTTCTGAATCATAGATGACATCCATCTTCTCTTGCTTTTCTAAGTAGTTCTTCAGTTCATATCCACCTATTTTAGCCATAACTTCTACAGGTAGTTCATATTCATTCATCTGTCTTTTAAACTTTGTTGGAACTATGAACTTACCCTGAATGAATGCTTCAAGTAGTGGTAGAAAGAAGTTATGTGCGTCTTCTGTCCATTCTAATCTTGCACATTTCTTATTAGTCACAGCTTTCTTGAATATCTTAGTGTATCTGTCAAAGTATTCTTTGTAGTTTTGACTATTAACTTTAAACTTCTTCTGAAGAACTGATGTTGATAAGAACATCAAGACATCTTCTGTCTTTACTTCTCCATTTTCACCAACAACTTCTTCAGTTGAAAAGTAAAGTTTATCTTTCAAGAACTTACTTCTAAAGTAGTCATTATTCTTTAGTGCCCATAGTTTATAGATACTGAAGAAGAAGTAGAAAGTATCTAAGTTTCTTGGAAGTCGTGTCATTTGTAAGTCGTCTTTTATTAGTCGTTTAAGACAATCTTCAGTTATGACAGGTTGTTGTAGAATAGACGAGGCAGCGGGAATCATAGTATCTCCGAGGGGGAAGTGGCAAGGCCTCGGAAATGCCACTTCCCGCTGCCTCAGTAATATCTATATTCTAACAAGTGAAAGTTCTCAAATACACAAAAACTTTTCCACATTTTTTTGCGGTATATAATAATATGTTCTTAGTCAGTTAAGGAGAAGTTGCATAGATAATATATGTTCTTAGTCAGTTAAGGCAGTGTTCTTATTTCAACCTCTTCAGCATTTTCTTATACTTCGGTAGTGTCGTCCTGTAGAAATTGATTTCATTCTCATACAAGCGTCGAACACTTTCGCGGCAACGACCATAATAATTTGCACGAACAACATAGCCTGAGATAATATCTCTTAAACCGTCAGCACTACAACGCCAATCATCGGCATCAAAATAAGGGCCCCATTCTGACCATAACCATCGCTTAAGAGGCTCGTCTAAATTGATATGCTTACGAATTGCTTCCTGCTCAGCTTTGTGAAATCCAACATCTTTCATTTCCAGAAAAAGCATTTCTTTAACAAGTTCTCTTGCATCCATTCTCACCTGCCTTGTGAGATTATTTTAACTTTTAAACTTATCATTTGCACACCATACTTATCAAGAGGTGAAAATGAATGTCGAGATAAATGACCTACCACTGGTCAGCAAAAAGAACAAGATGTATTCAGCACGAGGACGCGTCTTTAAACAACAAGTGGTAAAAGATTTTGAACGAGATCTGTTCGATGCCATTCAGGAGCAATGGCGTGGTGATATGATAGAGGGAGATGTCGCTCTAACTATTGATATCACAGTGCCTGATAAGAGACGCAGAGATTTGCAAAACTTTTGTGACACAATTTGTGATGTGCTGAACGGATTGGCATACAAAGATGATAGTCAGATAACTTCTCTTCAGATGACAAAATCATATGGAAAGAAGTGGTGCCTGAAGATTATTGCCCAACCTCATAAAACCACGCAGAATCCTACAGGATTAAACCAGTTGCTTTTCCCACACAAGAATGATATTACATAGGGGCGTGCAACAGAAGTCATTCTGTTAAGTCAGGCGTATCATAAAAAAGTTGAAAATAATATTGTAAATTTCTGTCAAAAACTTTTGTCATCACCTACTTAAATTCATAGGGGGTCGCAACTGCCCTCCTATTTACTTCAGGAGGACAAAATGAGCACAGTAGGCAGAAACTTTAACATTGACTTAGTAGCAGGCGAGAAGGCAGAAAGAGATTTGGCGAGCGTGTTAAGAAAGAAACTGAATGGATTGAAACACATCCAGAAGGTAGATCACAAACAATATCCTTATGACCTGCGCTTGACGATTGAGAGAAGTGATGGTAGCACATTTGACAAGACAATAGAAGTAAAGTCACTGGCGGGCGGATATCCAACCTGTGTGGTGGAAGTTTGGGCAGACGATTCAAAGACAAAGCGTCCTAAGTGGCATCACAAGGATGTGGATATTATCATCTTCAGAGACGAGAGCAAGAAGAAATGGTTTATGTATGACGCACAAAGATTAATAACAGATTTACAGAATAATGAACATCATCTCACCCGCTGCAGAAATGGTAATGAAGCATCAAGTGGATGGATTACAAAGTTCTACTGGGAAGATGCTCAAGGATTTGTCACATCATTTGGAGAAGAATAATGGAAACCTATCAGGATTTAGAGAAAATAGCAGAAGAGCAAAAGTTATCAGATGAATTTGACAGCATCTTCCATAAACTAAATAGGATTGAGAAGCACTTAGATATCCTACACGATGCAATACTTTTTTTGTGTGGCAGTTTAGAAAGCCGTGTAAAAGAAGATGAAGTGGTGTATGATGCCCAAGTGGTAGAAACCACTTTATAGAAATACCCGTTTATTGAAGAACTTTCAAGGGCGCGTCTCACAATGGTGTGGGGCGCGTTTCTTGTTTGGCGGTATCAAAAATATTATTCAAAAAGTGCAGTTAAAACTGCAGTTGCGTCATATGTATAAGGTGGAGGACAAATGACTTGTGGTATCTATAAAATAACTGAAAAAGAAACTGGCCGACACTACATCGGTCAGTCAAAGAATATTGAAGGGAGATGGAAGGCGCATCATAAGCGTTTTCCACCAGAATTTTTTACTTATCAAATAGTTGCAACTTGTCTTCCTGAAGCAGAAGTTCTTGATGCATTAGAACGATTTTGCATAGGTGATTTCAATGCCAAACTTTTAGGATTCAATTTGACAAGAGGCGGTAATGGTGCCTGGGGTTGGAAAAATCCTGAAGAGACACGAGCAAAAATATCTGCTTCTAATAAGGGCAAGATAATATCTAAAGAAAGGGCAGCAAATATATCTGCTGGTAGAAAGAGAGGTAAGAAAGTAGAGAAACTTTCTGAAGAGCATCGCGCAAATATTTCTGCAAGTAATAAAGGTAGGAAACGATCTGAAAAGACAAGAGCAAAAATGTCTTTTCCTAAACAGAAAGTCACTTGCCCACATTGTGGAAAGATTGGCGGAACCGGCGCGATGGGACAATGGCATTTTAATAACTGTAAGGAGAAGAAATGACAAAGATAAGAAACTTGCAAGACATTGTGACAGATTTTTTGAAGAACATTGATTTACTGCAAGACGACCAATTGGCGAGCATCATTCATGTTTTAGAAGTCGAAATAATGGAGAGAGAATATGCTAAGAACGGGATGGAATACCCGGAGGCGAGATGAAAGTCGTCAAAGAAATGCGCAAGTGTGTGCAGTGTGGAAGGAATCAGTTGTGGTTCAACTACAGTATCGTCTTCGGCAAGAGCGATAATGACAGTTATCTGAGAAGAATCTGTAAGATGTGCGAAGGTGAAAGTGGAGGGACATTCACAAAGGAGGTCAGACAGTTTGAAAGAGAAGTGCAGAGATTACTGAAGAAGAAGTTGCAACTGGAAGGACACCTTCGAGACAATGAAGAACATCTTAAAGTGGCACTAAAGTGTCTGAAGACGGCACAAAATGTTCCACTTAAAATCGACCGGTCACAAAATGACCACATATCGGAAAGCGGTGGTGACCAACTTTTGGGCGGTGTATTACAGGTTTTACTTACAGAGGGAGAAGGGGAGGAAGTGCAGGGGGAAGAATAACACGCAGAAAAAACAGATATTATTCAGTATCATAGAGAAGAGAAGCAGAAGCGTAGATATCAGACACGCATAGAAGAGCGCATAGAATACAAGTCATCATATCAGAAATACAAGAATGGCGGTGATCGTCAGATCACCGCCAAACACACTGGGCTCGCTCTATTTAACTATCAGTTCTTAATAAATGTCTGAATCAAATGTATCTATCAAATGTGCATCTGTCTGTCCGAGCTCGACACAAATTTACACCGACATTCCAATATTCCCGAACCTTCCGATACTTCCGATCACCGAGATGCGTCTAACTTCTTCCGATTCTGTATCCGCATCACACGATCTTTCATATGTGTCTGAAATATTGACCAGAATTCATCATCAGATATTCCGTCTAACCATTTCCGAAGTGTTGTCAATCTCGCTTTCATATTAGATTCTTCTGAGCGTTTTGAGCCTTTCTGCATATTTGTTCCTCCTTGTGGTGTCTGTCTATTACAATACTACAATATTACAATACTACTATGTTTTGTAGTCGCGGGGCGCAGAGATAAACATACTAATATTGTAGTATTGTAATATTGTTATTGTATCATCTAAGGTGGCGGCTTTACACAATATGGTAGCTTGACTACCACAATGTATTTCTCTATTTTGCTCTGATATCGAAGCCTTTCTCTATTTTGCTTCGTCTGTCGGGGAAGAGCGTGAGGGAGAGAGCAGATCTGTCTGTCTGTTCGGCGTGTCGGTGTGTGTGGGGCGTCGGTGGCGGTGGCGTGGCGGTGTCGAGGCGGTGTGGCGGTCGGGGGCCCAAATCTGAACTTCTCGTCGTTTGGTCGGCAAGGCCCTGATATCCCCAGAACTTTTGAAAACTGAGAAGAACTTTTGAAAACGACCTTCTCAATTTCCCCAGAACTTTTGAAAACTGAAGAGCGTTAAGGTGCTACTAACATATATTATCTATAGAAGTTATCCTTCACAAATTTTTTTGGGGCTCGAAACAAAAGTGCAAAAGTTGGTTAATATGTATCAACGAAGAACGAAGTAGATCGTTCTAAGTATCAAAGGATGAAAATATGGCACGACCAGTTACATTCGCTCAGCGCGTTAAAAAGATGAAGAGCGCTCTGAAATCAGGGAAGATTGAAACTTTCCTTCAGGAACTTATGCTCATCGGATTAGATGCAAATGCAATTGAAGATTACAAGATGTCTCCAAGAAACTTATTTGAGATGGCAGAACTTTTGACTAAAATAAAGAAGTTAGAGAATAGTGGTGTCTTAAAAGAAGACGACAACTGGCTCAAAGTAATTGAAGGCGGTAGAGATTGACATCGAAGGCTGAAGGGATACAGAAACTGCGTGATGATCCACGCGCTTTCTTTAAGTTATTGTCTGTCTTTGACAATAATCAGAGCAAACTTGTGCCTTTTGTGCTGACACCTACACAAGAAGCCTATCTTCGCATATTAGAGAGCTCAAACAGAATCGTCATTGTTAAAGCTCGTCAGTTAGGCATCTCTACAGTCACAAGAGCTTGGTTCTTGTGGAAAGCTTGGCGCAGTGGAGAACCTCTCAAACACGCCGTTATCTCTTATACCCGTGAAAGTGCAAATCACTTACACAGTATTGACAAGGCTTTCTACATCTCTCTTCCTCAGTCATTACAAAGACGCTTAGCTAATGACAGCAAGGGCAGCCTCAAGTGGGCTGACACAGGTTCAGAGCTGAAGTGTTTCTCAGCCGGTGGTAAAGGTGGTGCCACCCGTTCCTATTCTTTCACTTCTGCACACATCTCAGAATTTGCATTCTTTGACGACCAAAATGAGCTCTTGTCAAATGTCATCTCTTCAGTTGGTGGTGGTCAAATCGTCATAGAGACAACTGTTAAAGAAGCTGATGACTTCTATCACAATCTTGTCAGAGGTGCTCCTGATAATGGTTGGACATTAGCATTCTTTCCCTGGCACAAAGAGAGCAAATATGCGTCTCATCCTCGATTTGGACAGGGTGCCATTCCTAAAGTAAGTGACGATGAGAAAGTTGTCAAGCGTGAATTAGGCATCAATCTGTCTCAGCTCTATTGGCGTCGTCAGCAGATTGCTTCTTTAGGGCTGACAAAGTTCTGTCGAGAATTCCCCTCTACAATTGATGAAGCTTTCTACACCCGTGGTGAGAGCTGGCTCTCTCTTTCAGCACTTCAGAATCTGGTTCCACTGGATATGGGAAGGGGCCCTGACTTCGAATATGAGGAGCCAATTGAAGGACAGCGCTATGTGATTGGTGTCGATCCTGCTGGTGGAACTGGTGGTGACTATTCAGTTATGACTGTTGTCAGCGTCACCACCGGACAACCTGTCTATCACTGGGCAGCAAATGACATTCCACCTTTTAAATTTGCTGAGGTCGTATTTGAAGAATGGGAGCGTTGGAATGAAGCCCACATTCTTGTTGAGAGCAACGGCATTGGTGCTGTTGTGATCTCAGCTCTTGAAGGATGGGGCGTGCCTCTCTGGAAAGATGACCGCGGTCGTGACTGGAAGACAGACAAGACGAGCAAGATCCGTGTGCTTGAGCGCCTCCGTGAAGCACTTGAGGGAGGAGCCTTCAAAGAGCTCCATAAGACGCTCGTTGATGAGATCCTAAATATGGTGCCGAACAAGTGGGGTAGTGCTGCTGCCAGAAAGGGCAAACACGATGACTTTGTTATGTCTTTTGCGCTCGCATTAGAAGCTCGTGATGCTGTTCCTGATTATTCAGATCATACCACCCGTAGAAACCTTATTGATCAGTGGAAACGACAAGCTCGAGCACATAAGATTCTCAATCAGAAAATACCGTTTAAGATTGCAACTTATGCAAGCGGTGGAAGCAGAGCAAAAAATTTAGCAAAAAGATTTCGTTAAGTGAGATAGTAGAAACTGAAAGGGATACATACTAATGAGGAGAAAGGAATGCCAAAAATTTCTGTCACTAAAGAGAACATCAAGACAATAACTTCAGCCCACGATAGCTACTGGGACGAATGTAAGGGCACGCTCTACAAATACAAGCGCGCTTATGAAACCCGTTTCTGGTCAAATGAGCTCTATGATAAAAGCCAAATTGTAATTGAGACAGCTGATGCTTTCGGTTACATTGAGAGCTTTGTCAATAGTTTATTTACACGCAATCCTGGTATCATTGCTAAGAAAGGCCTTCGTGGTGGTGGAGATCCAAAGAAAGCTGCAGCACTTGCCAACAGCTTTCTGCTCTCTCAGCGCGAAGTAATTGAAGATGCTGCTCGACTTGCTCTAATCTTTCCAAACAGTTTCTTAAAACTATCGCCTCGTGAAAGTGCTGATCCTCTCAGACGCATCACAGCAGTTGCAGTTCCACCCTGGGAGATCATACTTGACCGTCAGGCTCGTCGTTGGGATGAGCAGAAATACATCGGTCACACTTACTTCTGCTCTCTGGCTGATGCTCGTGAAAAGTTTGGTGCCAAGAAGTTTGACACCCTTGAGCTTGAAGAATACTTTGATGAGAAAGACAGAAACTATGATGACGATCGACCTGAAGGTGATGACCTCTTCAAATACATTCGCCTCTTTGAGATCTATGACTTACTAAACAACAAGCTCTACTTCTGGTCACCTCAATACAAACAAGGTGATGACTGGTTAGAAGAAGGCCCCATCCCATTCTTCTCAGCTAATGGTGAGCCTATTATCAACATCATTCCAATGTATTTCAACCGCATTCCTGACAAGCCACTTGACGGCTACAGCGCAATGTCCCGTATCTATGATCAGATCTTTGAGACAAACTGTATCAGATCATTCCAGGCAAATGCTGTTCGCAAAGCTTCTCGTCAGTATCTTGTAAAGAAAGGAGCTCTCGATGAAGAACAGATGGCACAAATTACAAGTGGAATTGATGGTATCTTTATTGAAGTTGATGATGATAGTTTGGCTGGCATCATATCTCCTGTCCCCCAGAATCCGATGCCTGCTGAGATGCAATCGTATTACCAGATGGTTCAGGCGGACAAGGATAAAGGTTCTATGTTTGCGCCATTCACAAGAGGTGAAAGCACAAGAGCATCAGCAACCGAAATCGTAGCACTTGCTGCATACACATCATCTGAAGTTGGTCGTATGGCTCGTGAGCGTGACAAGTCAATTGAATACATTGCACGCACATATCTCGGTATGATTGGCCTCTATCTTGAGGACAGCAAACCAGAAGCAGTTCTGATTGATGGTGAAGTTATGTTTGTGACTGCTAAAGATTTGCAGGATGACTTCGTAATCTTCGCGTTAGATCAAGCATCCACACCTATCTCAGAATCTGTTCGTAAGAGAGAATTCCTCCAAGCAGTTCCTCTTCTTCAGTCATTAGGTGTTCCAAACAAAGAGATTCTATCTGAAGTCATCAGAACTTTAGGCTTGCCTGACACACTTCTACAGTCAGCCGCTGAAGGTGCCAACCCAGGAACAGTAGGCGCCGCTGAAGGTCAAGGAATACAGGTTGCACCTGATGCATTAGAATCTGCTCAACCTTCTCAGCTTGCTCAAACAGCAGGTATTGGTAGAGCTCTTCAAGGAGGCGTTTGATGCCGATTTACGGATTTAAGTGTGTTAATTGTGGAATGGCTGTTGATAAACTGATGTCTTGGGAAAAGATGCAGAGAACTGAGGTTGTCTGCACAAAGTGTAATGTTGAGATGCGCCGTGTGATTACTGCTCCTGCTAAGACAGCAAGTGGATGGGGCGATCAGGGAAATATCAGTGGTATCTACAACAAAGGCTTAGGCTGCTTTGTAAAGAATGATAGACACGCTGATGAGATTGCAAAGTCAAGAGGCTTAGTTCGTTTTCAGGATGCATTTGATGGAAAGTCGTTTGAGCGCGTCATCGGTGAAAACATAGATAGTCAGTGCAACATCCATCTTCAACACGACGCCGATGTTGTGCTTCTTAAAGATAAAATGTCTGAAGGATTCAATATGGGCGAAGCATTTGCAGAGGTTTTCTCTGTAGATAGAATGAAGGCAGATGGTGTCCTTACAGAAGATGTCAAAGGTTAAACAACAAAAACAAAGGAGAATACACTATGGAAATGGATGAAATGGAAATGGAAATGGGCGGTGAAGGCGGTATGAAAGCAGCAATGGAACTGGATGCAGAAGAAGATGATGCTCTGTCTTCAGCTTCTCCTTCAGTCACCGTTAAAGCAAGAACTATCTCTGCACTTGTTCAAGCTCTAAACAAAGTGATGCCTCTATTCAGCGCACCAAAGATTGAAGTTGAGATCACTGATCTAAAAGAAGAGCCAATGCCTCTTGATTTGATGAAGGCACTTCAGATGCTCAATGCTGCATATTCAGATTATGCTGATGAAGAACTTGTCTCAATTCCATCAATGGCAGATGACAAGGGCGCTCTCATCGAAGTGAGCAAGATTATGAAAGTTTTGGGAGACAAAGGCTTTGCCAAATACCTCAAGAAAGAAGTGATGGCACCAAAGGTAGAAAAAGAATCTCTTGCTCCTGAAATGGAATCAGAAGATGAAGATGAGAAGATGATGATGCGTATGGGGATGGCATAATGCTTATCAAAATACCTTGGGCAAAAGTTGGCATTTTAATTGGAAAGTTAGTTAAAAGCGCCCGTGGCGGTATAGATAGAGATGAGGCTGAAGAATTACTTGGCGATCTTGCTGAGATCGTGAGCCTCATAGCAATACAGTTAGTAAATAAATAAGGAGAAAATTAGATTATGGAAAATAACACTGATACTGCTCTACCGAGCAACACATCAGCTGACGCCGGTCAAGAGGTTGCAGTTGAGACAACCGGAGAAAATAAATACAAGTTTGCTGATCGAATCACTGACGCAATGGAGAGAGCAAAAGCTGGCCCTTCTCCTAAAACACCTGAGAGCATCTCAATTGAAGATCTACAATCTGCTCAGCTACCTGATGGCGAGCATAGAGGCATTGATTACAATCGTGTCTTAAAAGAACTTCCTGAAGATGCACAAAAACTGTTAGCAAATATGCGTTCTTCTTTTACTAAGAAGACACAAGAAATAGCAGAGGAGAGAAAACAGCTTCACGCTCAAATGGAGGCTCTCACCAAAAGCGGATTCTCTGAAAAACTAAGAGAAACTGCAGAGAGACAAACAGAACTTGATCCTTACGACACAAAATCTTTTGAGATGAAGATCCAAGAAGAAGTTGCTCGTCGTATGAGAGAGATGGTTCAACCTCTCGAAGAACAATACAAATTGGATCAGATCAAACTTCGTTATGAACAATTTAAATCTCAGAATCCTGACTTAATGCAGCCTGAGATAAAGATGGGTGTTAAAAAACTGCTTGACGAAAATCCGGCGCTCGATCTACCTACAGCTTACAAGCTTGTTAAAGCAGATCGTGTTCTCAAAGAAAGAGAAGTTGAAGCTGCAGAGCTCTCTTCTCTCAGAGATGCTGCTCGTCAGTTTGGCCTCAAGACATCTAATGGTAGAAATACACAGAGCTTGAAACCTCCTGCTGGATTAAAGGCACACGAAATTTACAATTGGTATAGCAAACAAAAGCAAGCCAAGTAATATTCG